AAAAGATCTTCAAGAGGGCCGACAGGCTGCCCGGAACACCCGGCGCTGGTGGGACCTCCAAGAGTTTCACCGGACTGACATCCGGTATCAAAGGATCTGCCGCCCCGGCGAATGAGTCGAACCTCAATCGACGTCCGGGGCGCCGTGGCGCTGACACTCCGCTTGGCCCCGGCCGGCAGAGAATGTAGTGGCCGAGACCGCGATGGTGACGACCTACGTCAAGGGCGGCAAAAAGCGCCGGCACCCGGCGAGCTATCGCAAGCCGCCAGCCAGAACGGTGTTCAAGAAAAGTAAGTCCACCACTGGCGGCACCAAGCATTCAGGCAGCATCAGCACCAGCTCAGGAGGAGGATGATGGGCGGTTTATTCGAGACAGGTAGCGGCTTCTCCATTCTGAAAAAATGGACCAGCTCGTCGCGGCCAAAGACGTCGCCATTCGACAATCTGGTGAATCGAGGCAAGGGCATGGCCAAGGCTGAGAGGGCCGCTTTTCTCAAGCGAGAAGCTGCCAAAGAATCCGTAGGAAACGGTCTCCAAGCAAATACACCGTTGACATCACGGTACGCCTGAGACTATTCTTCGCCCGACGACATAGCTGGCCAACCTGCTTTCGCAGCTCCAGCGCCCCACCGGCTCCTGATGCCGACCCTCGAGGCCCCGCAAGGTCAACCCTCGAGCCGCAAGTCAGGCTAACCCGACCAGTCGATAGATGGATCTATTCACTTATCTGGGAGAAGCCAAGTGGCTGAAACAGCGTTTCAAATTCAATACCGGCAGGAATTCATCGCCGCGTTTGAGCAGCACCAGTCCCTCCTTCGGGAGAGCACCACGACTGAGGCTGTCATCAAAGGCAATCAAGCGACGTTTCTGGTAGCCGGCTCTGGCGGTGCGACCGCTAAAACGCGCGGCGTGAACGGGTTAATCCCTGCTCGCGGCGACGATCTTGCTCAGCCAGTGGCAACACTGATTGAGTGGCATGATTTGGTCCGCAAGACGGATTTCAATATCTTCGCTTCGCAGGGCAACCAGCGCGCGATCATGCAAATGACCTGCCTCGCCGTCATCAATCGGAAGATTGACCAAGACATCATTGGCGAGCTGGCCACCGGCACCATCAACACTGGCGCAGCAGCCGCTCCTACGCTGAACCTTTGCCTCGAGGCTAAGACTCGCCTCGGTCAGGCCGATGTTCCGTATGACGGCCGCATCACCATGTTGGTCACGCCGAACTTTGAGGGCGTGATGCTGACCCTGGCATCGTTTACCTCTCGGGACTTCACGCAAAACGGCCCGATCGACAATGTGCCGCAAGCGTGGCGTGATCGCCAACAGGCGTACAAGTGGCTCGGAATGAACTGGATCGTGCATCCAGATCTGCCGGGTAACGCGACGGCTGACGGTGATTGTTTCGCGTATCACCAGAACTCGATCGGCCATGCTTACAATGCCGACAACATCGAGGCGCGCGCGGGGTATGACGAGGAGCAGGACTATAGCTGGTCTCGCTGCTCGATCTACATGGGCTCACAACTGCTGCAGAACAGCGGTGTCGTCGTCGTGAACGTAATCGACAACACACTGACTGCCTAAGGCTGAGGGGAAACTGAGATGGCTTATAACACCAACAACCTCAACGTCAGGAACGCACGACTGGGCGCAGGCGACGACGATACTGGCGATTCGGGACTGAGTGCTGCTCTGTTCTGCTATGTGTCGCTTGACGTCAACGCGACCGTGATCGCTGCGGGATACGTTACTGATGGTGGAGACAAGGGGCTGCAGGTAAACGATGTAGTTGAAATCGTCGACCTCACCACGCCTCTCGTCAGTCACGCTGTTGTAACCGTGGTAGCGGCCAACGGCGACGTCACGATGGTCTGATTGGCGTAGCAAGAGACTTTGCGCGACAATGCGAGGGCGAGCTCATCCGGGCTCGCCCTTTCTTGTCACGGAGTAGGTAAATGTCATCACCAGCAGCAGAAGTAGAAACACCATCCGAGCAGGACGCGGAGCAGCCTGAGGTTGTCACCGCTAAGCCGATTACCGAGGGCCGCATGGGCCTCGAGGTCGAGAAATCAAACCGTTGGCGCGTCGATGTGCCGTTGGGCACCACTCCTCAGGATTGCATGAAGGAAACCTACTGGCAGCACGTTGCCATTAGGCTGCGACCGGGCGACGAGATCGTCTGTCTGCCAGATAACATGGCGTGGAAACTGGTCCTGCACGTAGTTGGTGCCGGCCGTCTTTACGCGCACGTTGTCCAAGAGGAGCTCTACGAGCTGGCCCCACTGGAGGCCACCATCAAACTGCCCTCGATCTATGAGGTCAAGTTTACTGGGACGCATCACAAGTGGGCCGTCATCCGTGAGAGCAAGCCTCTCAAAGACGGTTTTGTAACCGAAGATCTTGCTCGGCAGTACGCGCAGAATCACGAAGCTGCCGTACAACGATAGCCGATCAAGGATTGAACATTTGCGCAGGGATGCGCAGGCCTGGAGTACGAAATGACTGACAAGCTCTCGATCTACAACGGCGCTCTGACCATCCTTGGCGAGCGGAGACTGGCGAATCTTCAAGAGAATCGCGAGCCCCGCTTCAAGCTCGACGATATTTTCGATAACAATTTCATCAACCGGATCCTGCAGATGGGCCAGTGGCAATTCGCTCAGCGAACGGTCCAGCTCGACTCCAGCCCTTCGGTGACGCCGTCCTTCGGCTACATCTTTGCCTTTGAGAGTCCGATCGACTGGCTCAGGACGATGGCCGTATGCTACGACGAGTATTTCCAGATCCCGATTACCCGATACTCCCGCGAGGGCGCATTCTGGTTTTCGGACGCAGACCCGATCTACGTGAAATATGTCTCGAATGACGTCCAGTTCGGCGCTGACTTCTCTCTGTGGCCGATGAATTTCACCGAGATGGCCGAGCACTATCTGGCCATGAAAGTGGCGCCGCGGCTGGCTGGCCTCGACTACGATTCCAACGAGCTCGCTCGCTGGTACAAGATGTGGTTGGGCGAGGCCAAGGCGGTCGATGCCATGGAGGAGCCGGCGAAGTTCCCGCCAAAAGGCGGTTGGGCTCGGTCTCGACAGGGATTCCGCAATGCCGATTTCGACGGTGGCTCACGCAATCAACTGATCGGGTAGGCCATGAGTATTGGCGAAAAGGTCCTCCTCGCTTTCAACCGGGGCGTCGTTTCCAAGCGCGGTCTGGCCAGACTGGATCTCGAGCGCATGGCCATGTCGGCCGCTCAGCAGACAAACTGGATGCCTCGAGTGCTCGGCTCGATGATGCTCAGACCGGGACAGGAGTACATCGACTTGATGTATTCCGAGGACTCGGTAGGAGGCAATCTCACCCGCCAGATGCCGTTTGTTTTCGGCGTCGACGATACGACGCTGATCGAGTTTGGATCAGAGCGGGGCATCGGCACAGATCAGCGTGGCAAGATCCGGTTCCGCATTGATGACATCCTGCTCGTTCGGCCCAAGGTCGGCGCAGTCGTATCGGATTCGGATTTCACGCAGACCTTTACCTTCTCTCAGTGGGACGATGATTCGGGCCTGGGTGCCGACGCCGAGATAGGCGGCTTTTCCGCTTTTCCGAATTTGTGCAACCTGACCGGCACTGGTGATGCCTTTGCCAAGGTGGTGCAGGATGTCGCTGTCACTGGTGGCGATGAGCAGACCGAGCACTCGCTCAACATCACCGTCATCACGGAGTTCGTTCGGCTGCGGATTGGCAAGACAAAAAATGGCGACGATCTGTTCCGCGAAACGCAGCTCGGCCAAGGCCAGCACAACATCGCTTTCGTGCCGGATGGGTCGGTTTTTTGGATCGAGCTGGCCAACAGCAGCGCCCACACCGCGTTGTGCGATGACGTCGAGATCTTCGACCAGATTGCACAGCCGCAGATCGTCGAATTTGAGACTGGCTGGAACGCAGCGGACCAGATCGCATCCGTGCGGTGGACCCAGTCCGGTGACGTCATCTACTGCATCTCGCGAAACCTGTCCATGCAAAAGATCGAGCGCCGCGCTTACGTCGCTCCCGATGGCACGATCGTCCGTAACTCTTGGTCACTGGTGGCCTACGGCCCCGAGGACGGCCCGTTCCAGACGCTCAGCACAGACGGCTCGACGATTACAGTCAGCGCCATCGAGGGTGATATTCAGATCGAGGCCAGCGATACCATATTCAGGGCAGAGATGGCCCCAAGCGAACACAGCCAAGGCATCTTGATTCGCGTTGCCTCCCAAGGTCAGGTCGTCACCGAGCAGGTTACGGCTGAGGACGAGTTCTCTCCGACGATCCGCGTCACCGGCAACGGCGAGGCGCGGCGTTTCGGCATCATCATCGAGAATATGCCTCCGGGCATTGGCACGATCACGGTGCAGTTCTCCATCGGCTCGGACGCTGGCCCGTTCAATGACCTGACGCCGCAGTACACCAGCAACACCAATACGACTTTCCTCGATGAGCAGGACGGTCAGATCATTTTCTATCGCATCGGCGTGAAGGCTGGCGATTTCACAGCCGGCCCGATCAACTGCACCCTCAGCTACACTGGCGGCTCGCGCACTGGTGTCGCCCGGATGAGATCCTTTATCAACGAGAATCAGATCAACGCCTTCGTGCTGGAGCCCTTTGGCTCGCTGCTGGCGTCAAAGGACTGGGAGCTCGGTGAGTGGTCTGAATCCACTGGCTTTCCATCGACCACTGACATCCATGAGAATCGGCTCTGGTTCGCCGGCAACGATCGCATCTACGGCTCGGTGTCTGACAACTACGAATCGTTCGATGACGAGGTCGAGGGCGACTCCGGCCCGATCAATCGCAACATCGGCTCCGGCCCGATCCGCGTTATCAACTGGATGAAGTCCTTTGGCCGGCTGCTCCTCGGCACCAGTGAGAACGCGGCCGACATGGACGCTGCCCGGATGGACGGCAACCATCCTCTCGGGGTGCGCTCGAGCTCGTTCGACGAGGCGCTGACGCCGACCAATTTCAACATCAAGACTATCGCCAGCAAGGGCGTGTTCGTCGACCGGACCTTGCAGCGCCTCTACGAGCTCAGCTACGACTCGGCCGGGGCCGATTACCTGAGCGTGGATCTGTCGATCTTTGCGCCTGACTACAACGTCGCCGGCATCCGGCAGATCGCTGTGCAGATGAAGCCTGACGTCCGCGTCCATTGTGTGCGCAATGACGGCACTGTCGGAGTGCTGGTCTACGACCGGCTCGAGAACGTCATCTGCTGGTGCGAGGTCATCTTGGGTGTGGACGCTCTCCAGAATCGTTTGTGGACTGTCGATGATGTCGCCGTGCTGCCCGGTGTGGAGGAGGATCAGGTCTACTACACGGTCAGCCGGCTTGGCCCTGGCAACGTCGCGCGCAAGCATTTGCTCAAGTGGGCGATGGAGTCTGATGCCATCGGCGCCGACAACAACTACCTCGCTGACGTATGGGGCCAGTACACCGGGGCTCCGACCAGCAGCATCAACATCGAGACCGACTCAACGCCGCCGCTGCGGTTTTATCAGGGCTATCTGGATAGCGCCAATGTTTCGATCTGGGCTGATGGTGCTGACAGGGGCCTTGCTCGGGTTGACAGCAACGGCGACATTGATCTCTCCGCGCTCGATGGCCAGCCGTTCTCCAATGTTGTCTGGGGCCTGCCGTACACGGCCCGGTTCAAGAGCGCCAAGCTCGGCACCCTCGACGGCATCGGACTGCTGGAGCGCAAGAAGGTCAACAAGATCGGATTTATTGCCCAAGATTTGCACTACCAAGGATTACAGTACGGCCCGGATTTC